AGAAGAAGTCTTTTCGCAGTTAACAGCTCGAGAAGGTTGAAGGCGTCCGTCATATACGAACTGATAATTAGTAAGATTATCAGAGATACCTCTGAACTGGTCTCCCGCGAGAAGTTGTCCGTCTTCTGTCGCAGTAGCGCCTATATCATAAGTACCCTTGGCGCCTATCCTGTCTTTACTTCCGTAAGCGGAGGCGTCGGTCGGTTGAGATAAAATCGCCTTCGCTCTCGCTTGATTTAGAGGTAGACGAATATTAGCGACTACGTCGTCTTTACTCTGTGAATATTTATAATTGGTAACTGATAAAATATCATTATTAATTGAACCACTTTCTTTCATGGTAGCGAGTAAATCATTTACGTAATTACTTCCCATATCTACCTCCTGTACTACTAACTCTACGTTAGAAAACGAATAAGAAGCGCCATAACTATCATTAGGAGCAGATAGAACACTATCCGAATATACGAACCACGACTTTTTAACAATATCGCCACCCGTCTCATTCTTAACCTCACTCTTCAAGGTTACCTTTAATAGTCCAGAAGTGGCGCCTGTTCCACTTTCAATTTTAAGGACTTCGGCGACCGCTCCTGTAAGAGTAGAGACCGAGGCGTTATCGGGTGATACGAAATTAATTCTTTCACCTACAACGAAACCACAGGACTTCGGAGTAATCTGAGAATTAACCTCTCCCGAGATATAAAACTCAGTAGCAGAGGCGTTATCCGCCCAGTCATTAGGACCAGCGATAGAACCATTAAGAGAATGAAATTGAGGGAGGAGACGTTGTCTCTTATGACGAGAAACGCAGTCTAACTGAGTAAGACAGCGGTCAGCAGTTTCTAAGGTAATGACGATAGATAGACCCGTATACATATTCGCCCAGATTTTCGGTGACCTGAAAATACCTGTTTCTAATGGTAGACATAATTTACAGGTAAGAAAATCAGCGTCCGTAAATGGGGTCTGTTTAGCGTCACCTACGAAAGTCTCAGAAGAGTACGGGTTGGTGAATGTATCTGAACTCTCTGACCGAGTGGTCCCGAGTGTTCCTCTGGTTTCAGGTACCCAGATAGTAGCGCCCTCCGTCATGGCGCGCTTTTTCTTTTCACTATCATTCGTATCATAATCTCTCATAATAGAGACCAGAGAATTATAGTCCTGAATTTCTTCTAAAAGTACATTTCCGAATTCTGGTGAAGAATATATCCGTATATCTTTAATAAGCGACTGACCTCCGAGACGTGGGTCCAGTTGAAGGCGAGTGGCGTGAGTGGAGGCGTCTAATGTAGGTAGAGAAATTTTAAAATCACCTTGGAGATAACATTCGTCAGGTTTAATAAATTTAGTTGAAGGAGGGACATTAATTCTTACCTCCTGACCCGCCGAGAAATTTAAACCATTTAAAACTGGTACAGACTTAGAGGTCTGTTCTATTGGGATAGAGTTTTCCGCTTTCCAGAATGATACTGACATTTTATTTTATAATATACTTTATAAAATAATATTAATAAAAAAAAAATTACGAAACTTAAATTAATTTATTGAGCGGTTCTACCTACCGCCAGACGACCAGCACCAGCGAGACTTGGAGCGCCAGTATTCTCAGTTTTATCGGCGCCTAAATCTTTTACTTGTTTATCTGTATCTCCCTGAATAGCGTCCTGTTTATCAGAAGCGTCCTCATATCCCGAGATAGTCTGTTCCGCTCCCGCTCCTACTTGAACTAAGTCACCTATTCCTTTCATTCCTAATCCGACCATGGCGCCGACTGGACCTCCGAAAGTCATTAATCCTGTACCTATCATATCAAACCCAGCACCACCGATATCGGCGATATTAGAGATTTTATCCATAGTAGACATTTTATCCCAGTTATTCATATCCTCAGCGATATCTAAACCGATAGAACCTACGTCACCTACAATACCTAAACCAGTAGCGAGTTTACCCGCTGATTTACCTAATGTCTGAGCGGTTGTCTTACCTACGATATCTCCTTTCTTGATTAGAATTCTGGCGCCGTCTTCTCCTGTCTTAACTATTCTCTCAGTCGCTTTAATAGGTTTACCTATCGCATTTATGTTTTTAGCAGTTTCTAAACCCTGTTTTACAGAGTTGGCGTGTTGTCCCGCCTGTTTAATAGCGTTCGTGTTAGCGTCAGAACCCGCTTCCTCTTTTAAACCTTCACCAGTATCTTTAATTTCTCCTCGTTGTTTCGTTAGTTGTTGATTATATAATTGTACCTGTTGATTATAATTTCTTAACTGAGTACTATATTCCGCGTCTCGCGTTCGGTCGGCACTCATGAATTCCATATTTTTATAATATTAAATATATATAATTTTTATTTAAAGAATTTTTAACTTTAATTTATTCCTCTTCACTTGAACTATCTTCCTCACTCGGTCCCTCAGGATAAATCTTCTCATTAAAATTAACCCATATTTCAGCAGGGTTCTCTGTTAACTTTAAAGTCATGAAATCATATTTTTTCTTAGTCGCTTTCTTATACATTTCTCTAAAATTTTTATCTCCTCCGAACATACCCGACCACTCCTCACTCAGTTTCTCCACTTCCGCCTCATTAGTGAGGCGTCCCACCAGTACCCAGTTCGCATTAGCGCGGATAGTGGGACTAACTTTTTTTAGTAGTTGACTACTGACTATAAATAAATCTATATTGTAATGACGATAACGAGACGCGAGATTATTCAGCGCCGTAGTCTTCTCACCTAAACAATCGTCACATACTAAACACATGGAGGGCATGTCCGCTTTATCATATTGAGACTGACGCCTAACTATATCTTTAATTAAATCGTCTGAATAATAATCATAAGTATTGAACGCCTGTTTAATAAAACGTGACGTCTGGTCGTTATTAATTGTAGTTGAGATTATAGTTGTCTCATTAAAGAAATCCTGTCCGTAGAAATCTTTATTTAATAACATATTAGAGATAATAGTACTCTTACCCGTTTTAGTAGGCATTACCATAAGAACAAGAGAAGGAGGTTGAGGTAGGTTAGGGTGTAACGCTTTCTTTTTTACATGAGGAGGGTCCACTACTTTTAATATCTTTAATTTCTTACTCATTATATTTATATTAATATATTATTTTTTTTTAGATTTTTTAACTAAATGAACCTTATCAATTTTATACGCTTTACTCTTAGGATTGATTGAAGCGTATACCCGAGCATACGCCCACTCGTCCGCTGACTTAATATGAGGACGTACAGAATGGGGCGCTGAAACATAAGCGCCCTGACCTTTCTTAAATATTGTTTTTAAACCTTTCAACTCATAACCCGTAATATCAGATATCTCTTTTAAAGAGTGAGACTTACTTAATGGTTTAAATTTATACTTTCTATTAAAATCCGTTTTATAAGTCATTTATTATAAAACAGAGAAAAAAATACTAATGTCCCCGAAAATAAATGAAGTCCCGAAAAATGAGGACATGTCCCCGAAAATACCCAGAAATAATCAGAAGTTCACCAGAGATTATTATTGATTATAACTTTTATATTTTAGAGAATTATTTTATATTTTTTTGAGGACTTTGAGGACTTTGAGGACTTATGTAATAAAGTGTTATTAGGTTATTATATTTCTATTACGTAGAGAGACGTAAAAGTAAGTGTCCTCATAATTTAGAGTGTTTTATATAATTGAGGACATGTGTCCTAAAAAATGAGGACACTAAATAAATTTAGAAACAATCCCTAAAATATCCAGCGTCCCCATATTGAAGAGGTCTCTGGGGTTGTAGAGCGTTGTTAACCATACCGAGATTATGGTTGATAGTGGTCTGGTGTTGTTGTTCTTTCTTTTTCTGTTCTTTTCTCGCTTTTCTTTTAGTATCATATCCTTCTATCGCTCTCTTCTGTAATTCAACTAACATGTCCGAGGGTAAATCGTCTAATGATAGTACCTTCTTCTCAGCGGGTTTAGGTGTACTTACTGGTTTAGGTTTATCTTCAACTTCGTCACGTAATTTCTGAATATCTTTCTTTTTCTTTTTAGATTGTAGTTCTTTTAATTCTTTCTTCTCCTTCGCTTTCGCTCTCCTAACCTCTAACGCCTTCTCCCTACCTTTACGTAATCTTTCAAGTTGTTCTTCGGTCATAACTCTCTTTTTCTTAGGTTCTTTCTTAGGTTCGGGTTTCTTCTTAGGTTTCTTTTCTACGAAGATATCCTCCTCAGGTATAATCTCCTCCTGAGGTTCAGGTTCAGGTGTTTCTTCGTCCGACATAATCTCCTCTTCAAGTGGTTCAGGGTCTTCTTGTAATAAATCTACTTGTATATTCGGTAAAAGGTCCATTTTACTTTAAGAAATATAATAAAATTTTCTATAAAATTATTAAAAATATGTGAAAATTTCTATAAAATGATATTGTAAAAAATCTAAATTAAGAATTACCAGAACCACCCGCCAGAGATATCTTTATCCTCTTGTTCTTTTTTAACCTTCGCCTTATTAATTTCATGTAATCTATTCTTAATAATCGCCACGTCGCTTTTAATAGACTTAACGTCACTTACTAATACTTTAAGGTCTTCAATAACTTCGTCAATCTTTTTCTCAGGCATTATTTTATAATTTATGAGATATAAAAATTATCTTATGTAAATTATTAAAATGTCTGATAGTGGTGGTATTCTTCAACAATTTAACATAAATGAACTGGCGGGCGCCACAGGTTTAATCTTAGGAGCGTTAGGAGGTATACTGGCGATTATATTTAAGTCCCGTTGTTATTGTAGATTAAATCTCTGTTATCTCTGTTTTTGTGAACGTAAACCCCCACCCGACCCAGAGGTAAATAGTAGTGGAGAAGAAGACGAGGAGAAACTTGTACCTGATAAAAAAGATAAAAAAGATAAAAAAGATAA